CTCTGCTCCTTTCAGGCTCTGGTATACCTCTATTCTCTAGTTCTTTGTAGCGTAGTTGTTTTTGTTTCTCTAGAGTATTCTTGTCTAGTATCATCAAGTCTTTTTCTTCTGGCATTTACATTTCCTCTTTAGGCTCTCTTCAATGATCTGTTTATTGATGCTCTCTTCTATTGTATTATTCATTATTTCCACATCTCCAAATTATCTTTCGTACAACAATATATGGGCACCTCTTCATTTACAACTGATAGGAATATCTCAATGTTAGTATTTGGTACAATTCGTATTGTTATCTTGTTCATTTTCTTTTCACCCATTTGTAAAGTTTTGACTTGCGAATCTTTTTTAGTAATTTTTCAAATGTACTCATTGTTTCTTCCTCTTGGTTTCATAGTATCTGCCATAATCAAAGTCCTGTGACACATCTGACTGGTGATAGTCACTAGGAATCATATTATCTCCCCTTACGTCTACTACCATATCATCGTATATAGGATCGTCCATTGGCGGACTACCCATAATCTGATTGTTAAACTGTGGTTCTATCTCACCACCCCCAATATCTCTCTGTGGCAAATGTGATGTATCATTATCGTTACTATCATCATCTACATTACCTAGTGCGGCTGCGCCTGCTGGATCATTCATTTGCTGATCTACCATCTCAAAGTCATCATCATTAATTGGCAAGCCTGCCTGCTCAAACATCTTCATTATTGTTTTAGGATTCTTTGGAATTGGCAAGTTAAAGTACATCTCCATCAGTTTGATTCGCTGCTCAATTGGAATGTCTTTCTTTTCTATTGTACCAAAGTTGAGGTCAAACTTTACATCCTTCCACTCTACAGGAATTAACCCATCCAAATACATCATGCCCATAAATGGATTAGCCTCATACCAAGGACGAAATAATTTCTTTGCTAGTTGGGTTTTGGCATTTATGGTAAATGCTGATAGTCCGCCATCTGACTCTTCTTTGGCAGTCTCTGCGTTTGCGAAGGTGTGCGAGTTCTCAGATCCCTGTTTTCCAGAAAAGTCATTTAATGCTTTCATAATTGGTGAGTTGACAGTCTCTGTAAACTCTGTAGGATTAAACGAGCGTGTGTTGGTACCTAATTCCTTAACTTCTAGTTGTGTGCCTGCCACCAGATCCTGACCTATTTGTAATTGTTCCACAAATGATTGTAGTTTGTTCCTTTCATCCTCATTGGCTCCTGGTGCAACATACACATTTCTTGTTACGTATCTTTGCGTTGCCATCTGCATGATAAATTCAACTGCATATTTCCTATCAAGCATTGATGGGAGGGTAACTTGCTGTACGTCATCGCCACTAATTACCATATTAAAGACTCGTTGTGAAGTTGCACTCACGCCAAAGCCCGTACCAAACACAGAAGCATCAACGGGATTCCAGTTAAAGTGGATTATTTCACCAGGATTGTGATACCCTTGGTATTCTGCTCCACGAAATTCATACTTGTATGGTTGTCGCTGTCTGTCCCACCAAATTCTAACAAATGAAGAAATAGGAATATGCATTAGATCATCAAAGGATCTTACATTTTGTATGCCCATGCGTGGCTTCCAGATTGAATTACCATACCATAGTAATTCTTTAATCAGTATAGTATCAAATGTGTCAAAGTCTATGTCATGTGAGAATTCTTCCAGATAGTCTGTTAATTCCTGGGTGGCAGTTTTGATGTAGTGTTCTCCACCGGTAACTTGTGATGCTAGTCTGTTTATTACTAATTGTACATCTTCATCAACTTGTAAGGCTAGTGCCTGTGTACTAAATGGGATGGCTGGCGTATCAAATGTTTTTGATGTGTAGCCTTCTCTGGAATATGCACCCACTGTAGATAGTTCAGGACCCCAAACTGGCTGGGACATTCCAGGAGATAACTCAGTGATTGGGGTGCTCATGTGATGACGTAATGACTGTAAGGATAGTGCCGGAATATTTTTGGTTGCTCTTGGAGTATAACTTGGAGGCTGGATAAATTTCGCTACATTATTTCTTAGGCTTCGAAGAGACCAATTCACAACTTGGAGGTGCTTTTAAGAATTATATGCATTTTGAGAAATATTCATGGTTAATCTATAATCTTCAGTACGTGGATCTTTTGAGCATTTGGTACATAGTTGGTATTTATCCCAAGAGATAACATGGCGATGCGTGCGCACCACCCTATGACAGGTTGTGCCGTGTTTGTGACCTAGACACATAACTAAGTTAGTTCTCCCCCACGTTATTAAGAATATGAATATTTAGATATAAAAGTTATTAATAAAACTGTTTGGTCTTAATAATCAATGTCAAACATAGAAAATTTACACGACAAAGCACACGTCAGCTTGAAATCTATCCTAGAGAGAATAAGAGAAGTTAGTGAAATACTAGACATTCCTATAGATAGGTTGGATGCAGTAAATCACGGACCCTCTACAGAGAAAGCGGAAGGAAATGCAGGTATTGTACCATCATCAACACTGGATGAAATAATGGCTGTAATAAACTCCGTTGAAAAAAAAGCAAGCACTCTTCAAAAAGAAACTGGTCTATTAGTGGGAAATTAATCTCTCCCAATCATATATTTTTTTAATTAACATTACCTTCTAGGCTTTACAACTCTCATGGTATACGCTCCAGGATCATAATTATCATCTGCAATAAATGCATGGATAAGAGCAGACACTTCATCCCAATAATGCTCGTATAGTTTCTCAGGCTTTTGTCTTTTGTCACCTTCTGATTTCATGCCTAATGTGTCATCTTCTAGATCAGCACGTTTTATCTTTAGTAGACCTTGCTCCAACGAATCTATATCGTGTGGGTTCTCATAGGGGATAACTAGTTTAGGTGTGGCTAGGTCTTTGTTGGTTGGGTCTGTCTTATTAGGGATTGTAGATTTTATTATCTGTATCAACCCGTCTACTCGTTCTGTTTTATGTACGGATAAATATGGATTCTTTATGCCAAATTTCTTCTCATCATAATCTGCATCCATCTGATAGGTGTGAGTCTCTTCTTTTAGATTGCCTAGAGTAAACACACCCTTAACTTTACTTTTGCCTAGTCCCTTAATACCTAATTCTGGTAGTCCATCTTGTAATATTTTAACACCAGACTTTCCAAAGCCCAGATCTGCTGCCGTATTATCCACATGATACTTGGTGATTAATGGTATGAGATCTAATGCCTCTTCTGTATCTGAGCGTTCAGTAAGGAATTTCTTTTGGTATGCTATCTGGTAATGTTTGGGTGAGTATTGGGTTCCCTTAAAACATAAAAGAACAGTAAATACCGTATAGGACTTACCGGATTTGTTAGATCCCCAATCTATGCCCGCCGTTACTGTTACGTCATTGTCGTATTTCTCTTTTATGGCTAGTATCTCATTTGGTGTGAGAAATCCTACCTTACTATCATAACAGGCTCTAATCATGTTTAGGGTTAGTGGTCTGCCTCTTGCTGCGTAAAACCATCCCTTACAGTGAGCCTGAAATAAATCATCTGACTCATGAATCTCTTGATATTCTATAGAATCCTGTATCTCCATCTTATATTTCTCACAGTCCGATATGGTTAGTGGGATGGTGGCGAATATCTCCTGAGGAAAATGATAAATTTTGTAGGTTGGTACCCCTGAAGTTGGAGAGTGAATCTTTCGAATCTTTCCTCCTAGAATGTCAGAGATCTCTTCAGTGGTGTTGATTATCTTTCCATCCTCGTTAAATTTTAGCTTATTGCGCCAGCCTTGATTAGGCCATACTCTGTTAGTCACAGGATCAATGTAATCTGATTTGTCATTATACTCCCATTCGTATATTTCGGCTTCCCTCATTATTAGATCATGCCACGAACTGCCTTCCTCTCCACCTATACCAAACATGATGAGTGGTCCTTTAGTTGTGCGTATGGTATGCATTGCTACTCTTAATTTAGTAAGGTCTTGTTTTTGGGCTTCATCTAGTATGAGTAGCCATAATGTGAGTCCTTCAATTTTCTGATAGTTATGTTGTGAATGTCTAAAGTACATTCTAGAATGGTTAGTTAGTCGTATAGTTTTCACATTGGCTCTACCATGCGGTAGAAATGATGCTAATTGTGGATTTGCTAGGAATGTTCCTTCTCTTACTCTCTCTATACTGAATGCTTCTAGTGAGTCTGGATCATGTACTACATACCCTGTACTTTTAAACGAGCCTGTAGTTGGGATAAATGCCAGATGGTCAGTTGCTGCCGTGGATTTGTAGACTTGCCTGCCACATAATGCTCCCTTTCTTTTATGAGTATCTAGATAGAATTCCTTCCAGAATGGTATTAAATCAAAGTTTCTAGCCTCACCGCCTACGTTTGGTCGATACTTTTGTATCCATTCCCATACGGTGCTAGCCTCTAGTTGGTTAGAGTTTGGATTATTCCTTTCTTCTATCTCTTGTTCTATCTGTTCTAGGCGATAGTCAAATGTGTGATTAGGCATTTATTCTTCTAATGATTTTAGATATAATCTTATAATTTCAGTGCGTCTTTTGTAAAAGTTTTCATCATCTATTACCTCGTTGCCTGTAATTGGAGCAGGTGGAAGTTGAGCATCAATGGCATTCATCTTATCTCTTCTTTCAATAGTCAACATCTCAATCATTTTAGTCATGTAACCTTATCCATTTATCCTCTACAAAATCCTGCAAACCAAGCTACTTGTTGATGGAGGGTTTGGTTGTTGAGTGAGTAGAACCTCTATATTCTCATTACATTCAGGACATTTATCAATCATCTATACTTCACCTGCATCTCTTGAGGATCATTAAACATCTGCATGTTAATAGTGGAATTCTTCATCTTCTCCTCTAATATCTTTAGTCTCTTCTCTTGCTTGAATGATTTGTTGACATTTGTACTCACTCCAGTAAGATACCCTATTGATTTGGCTAGTTCAGTTAAATATTCCATATCATCCTTATGAGTGAGTTCTTTAGAGAACTTGAAGAATCTAGTTGCTAAAATATTAGTCATATTCACCACTATATCTGCTTGGTGTTCAATGTCTGATCTTCCCATTTTCATATATATAGATTATAGATGCTAATTATTGAAATAGTTTACGGTTTAGTATATAAAGGATTATTAAGAATGCGGTGATTAATTACTAATTGATACGTGGCTCTCGTTAGTTGCAGATAGTGGTGTGAGTCATTTCTTTCTATGG